TACCAGCCCTCCGAGCCTTGTCAAACATTCCTACAATCTCTGACACCGTTTCACGTGTCCACTTATCTAGGTTGATTAACTCTGATGTTGCGCCCTTACGTGCGTCCCAGTATACACCATACTTAGGACGGACACCGAACACTTCCTCCATGGCTACCGCATAGATACCCAACTGAAAGTCTGATGACGGCATACGTGCGCCAGACTTAATGTCTAGTACCACTAGGTCACCGTCAGGTAACACCATCATGCGGTCAAGTGCACCCTTAACCATGACATCATCAAGGTTAATCGTGAATACTAATTCAATGGCAGGTTCACCTTGGGGTGTAACCCATAGTTCCAGGTTGTGCCTAGAGTGACGAAAGTTCACCCAGTTGTGCACCATATTTAGACCATTGAACTGCCACCAGTTGCCGTCTTCCTTGTTGGGGTTGGCTATGGTTGCACGTCCACCAGCACGCCACTGTGAGGTGTCGTCCTGCCCCTCAACGGCACGCTGACGGTCTAAGTTCTCTTGCCAGTAGGTAGACCACAACTCATCAGGTGAGTAAATTACAGGGGCTTGTTCTTGTTGTGTCATTATCGTCCCTCGGTTTCCCATAGTTGGCGGTCGTAGGCTTCGGTTGCTTCGTGAACTGCAACACCACCAGCCAACCACCAGGTTTGTCCCTCAGGGACAGCCAAAGCCTTAGACAACCAATACTTGTAACCACAAGAATTGTATGTACCTATCTGGCTATGGCTAACGTGTACGGGTAGTTCATACCCATTGACCTTAATCATTTTTCCTCTGTTTCTTATGTTCGCCTTTAAGGGCGAACCTATTGTTGGTTCTGCCTTAGCAGAACTTGTGTTGTTGTTGTGTTAAGTTATAATCCATGTTTAGGTGGTTGTCAAATCGTACACGGCGTGTCGTGGGAGCAGTGATGAAACATGGAGGTGAAAAAATCACCGCTCAACCACGACAGCCATACTTAGTTTCCCATAAGTTCTACCTTATGTCAAACAAGTCTCCTTGCACTTCGTCACTATCTGCAAAGACTTTGGTAGGTGCAAGCACCTTGAATACTCTGGCTACATCACCTGGCTTTAGTGCTCGGATGTTACCTCGTCCCTCGTAATCCTTAGCAGCCATAGTAGTTGACTCATAAGGTCCGAACAAGAATTGTCCAACGCCTTGATAGTTCACACCTACTACGTAGAGTTCACGTTCACGGCGCATCTCGTCTATCATTTTCCAGATAATCTCTGCCAGGTACACGACATCGTGGTGTTCCTGCTCAAGAACATCTGCAATAGCATCTAACTCTTTCTTACGGGTACGCATTGTTCCTCCTCAATCCACCAGTTGTGGTGCTTAGTGCATTCATACACCCTAGATGTTGGATACTTTTGTTTAAGTGGGCAGTCATAGGGGTAGTGTTCGCCGTTACCAGTTCGTGATACAACTACACACCCCCTATTAACTGCGCTCTTACATAGATACTTACTCAACTTGTCCTGCTAATAGTTCCTCTTCCAGTAATGCACCCTGCATTGTAAACATTAGCCGTTCAAACGTCTCACGTTTCATAAAGAAATGTGTGTTGCCTAGAAAGATTGACGCTGTGTCTGGTTCAACCTCTACGTGTATCTCCTCATAAACATCTGACTCTTTTTCAACTGTGCTGATTACCATTACTTTTTTGTCCAATCATTTTCGGGCAAGTTCAATCTAATACCACGCTTGTTGCGGATAGTACGTCTCTCGTACGGCGTAGTACCACCCCAGAAACCATACTTCTCGTGCTTGATTGCGTACTCCATACACTCAACAAGTATGTTGCAGTTAGAGCAAAACTCTTTTAAGTCTGCTACCTCTTGCGCCGTTGTCTTATTGTCGTAGTCCTGATAGAACACATCCACACCCATACGTGCGCAGTTTTGTGTGCCGTCATAGTTCGGGTACTTAATTTTCTCCATAAGTTTTTTCCTCCAGTTGTTCTGATTCTATTTCTCCGTGTTCGGTACACTGCCAGTAGCGGTAACCGTCTCTATCGTCCTGCCATACCCAGTCACAATGCATAGTCTCACTCATTGTCTGGTCTCCCCTCGCATTCGTGCCAGGGGTCATTCATACTGCACCGCTTACATACATACACATCCTGTGTGTATACGGTGTGTATCTCATCATCATCCAGTTCATACGGTGACATCAGGTCTAGCCTCCTCTAGTTCTCGTTGCGCATAGTGCAACAAACCAAAGATGTCCTTACAACCCAGATACTCAAGGATAGATAGTTTAAGTAAAGCATCACCTAGTTCGTGCTCATAACTATACTCATAGAATGTAACGGTGCTGTGGTTAAAGTCCACTACTGGCACGTATTGGTATTCTGTATCGGTTACGTTGTTGATACTAAAGGCGTAGCCTGTTGTGCTATCCCAGGATTCACCAATTAGTTGAGAGATAATAATACGGTTAGCGCGCTCACTGCTTTGACTATGTGCATACGCCTTGTGGATAGCATTCCTTAGGTTGTTATCCCAGTCCTCTCCGCCCCAATGAGAGTAAAGGTACAGCACGTCACCAGTTCTATCGGTTACACCGAATGTAAACCTGTCACCCATTAGTTCACCTGTATGCTTTCATCAACTAAGGAAATCTTGTCCGATTTCCATTCAACAACACCGCAACGTGGGTCACTTTCCCAAACGTGTAGCGCATCACTAGGGCTATCCGCCTCTACTAGGTAAGTAATTACCTGCGTTACCTCGTACTTATCCATTGTTCATACCTCCTCTGATTACAATGTATTCGTCATACGTTTCGTCACTTGCCATACGCACCATTAGTTCATCTAACCGTGCGAATGTGTCTTGCTGTTGCTTGTTAAATAGTTTCATTACATTTCCTCCATACTATTTTCCTTAAGGATTACGGCTAACGCATCCTCCATTGTTAGGTAAATCTCTTTATGTACCTGGTAATCAGGCTCATCAGGGTAAATCCATTCCTGTACCTCACTGTCATAGAATAACCTGTCGTTTAAGTCTTGCACCGTATCAACATCAACCTCCCATTGTTCGGTACTTGAATCGTACATAACTACGTATTGGTATTGCGCCATTATGCCCATACCTCCTTACCGTATACGGCTAGTTGGATGATGATGTCACCAACACACCCGTCCCACCTGTCTGTGTCTAAGTCAATCTTTCCACCGCAAGGCACGTGATGATAGCCCTCGGTCATAGCGAATTGGAAAGCCTTAACTAAATCGTCAATAGTTAATCGTTTAGTTAGCCACTTGTCCTGATTCCACCCCTCCTCTGTATCCTTCTCGTCCACATACTTAACCTCTGCCACACCTGGCGTGTCCCAATCACCCTCAATAAAGTCAAGGGACATAAACCAGTTACGGGCTACGGGGTCATTCTCAAAACCGCTACCCCAAACCCCCGTCCATAAAGATTCATCGTTAATTTCATAGGTGGTAGTGGTAGTTAGTACCTCGTCTTTAGTTACCGTTGTAATCGTTGCCATTAAACTACCCCTCCCCTTATCTCGTTATTGTAAAACTCCATTTGCTCCTCGTTTAATTCGGTGTCCTCTGCATCACCAACAAAATACATAAACTCTGACTCATCAAAATTGTCCCATTGGTAATCGTTTAACTTGTAAAGTTGTTGTAACGTGTTCTCGTCACAAACTATGGTTACTTTCTTTCCTACTAGCGGTGCTTTAGTCATTGTTCACCTGCTTTACAGATAGAGTTTCAATCCCCTGCTCATCTAATAATTCATTCCAATCCCACTTGAGGGGATTACCATTTTCTGTTTCTAAGACAATAGTAATTTTGTATTTCATTGTGTTACCTCCGTTGGTGTAGTTGTCCACCATACGCCGTCCCAGGCTAGTGATGTTTCAATTGTTGCTAGTTCATCTATTAGTTGGTTAATCATTTTCTCTGCTTGTTCCTCGCTGTCTGCCTCTACCTCTATGACATCAAGAGAAATTGTTACGTTGTATTTCATTTTGGTTACCTCCATAACCTAGTCATTCACTAACACGTAGTGATTGTTAATTAAGTGTTCGCGGTATCTCCGCTTAGCCTCCGCCTTGTCGTAGCCGTAGTAAGTCTGTCTTTCGTACCAACTACCGCCTAGCACGGTATCGCGTACGTGTGCGCTAATCTCTAACGCGCCTGACGGGTGAATCTTGTTTACTGTAATCATTGAAACCTCCATAGTTTCGTTGTTGTTATGTCTAGTTAATCGTTGTCCTTGATAGGTGTCAAGGCTATTTGAAAGTCTTTACTAAATCTTTACCATTCCGTTATCATTCCGTTATCAAGTAGAACATAAGCACGATAACCCCTGCACTTGCTACCAGGCAGGACAGGGCGATTAAGTTGCTACCTAACCGCCTTGCCTTGGGTGTCCAATTCATCCCGTTACCTCCACTCTAAAATCCTCCACCGTTGCTAAGCCGTGTCCACTTAACGGGGTCACGGTGTAGCGTGTGCGTCCATAGGCTTGCTTTACGTCCGTAATCTTGACGGCTACCCGTAGCCCGTTAGTTTCTAGTAGCCCCTCGCGCCCAATTAGTTGGGCTAGTTGTGCCGTTGTCATTGTCTTGTCTCCTTGTTTCTTGTAGTTCGGGCTAGGTTGCCCGCCCCGTCCCTATCCCGAAAGATAGGGGCGAGACTAGTTACCTAGATTAGTTGGAATGAATCTATTTTCTTAGTGATTTCGTATTGCCCCGCGAGTATCTCCATAGCCTTGCTATGGCTGTGGCATTCATAGACATACTTTACGCCCTCTACGATTACTACTAATGAATTGAACACTTGTCTTACCTCCATTTTGTCGGGGCTAGTTACCCCACCCCGTCCCCCTGGTTTCCCAGGGGGGCGAGATGTAACAACTAGATAAAGCGGATTCGGCAATAATCGCAGGTCATTCCTCCGCCTGTAATAATGTAGTGATTAGCCTCTATCTCCTCAACGGGGCTAAAGGTGTGACCCTCCTCAATAACGCCCCCCTTATTGTCTGCGCACCTCTTACAGATTTGGATTGTCCCAGGAATGTTGTTTTTAAATCCTACATAACCTAAAGTATTCATTATCTTGCCTCCATTGTTTTCTATCTGGCTAGGGTTTAGCCAAGCCCTACCCCGTACCCGTAAGCACGGGGGAGAGCCAAGCCCCCTAGAGTCTTAGCGATTCCAAAAGTAGAACCCGTCCGATTCCCACACGTCCCCACCTAGTTCTAGGTCACGCCCGAACATCTCATAGTCAAAGTACCTAGCAAGTTCGCCCATAGAATCGGTGTCAATGATGCCTTGGTCTGCCATAAGTTCGCCTAGCCATTGGTGGGCGTTGAACCCGTCCACCTCGCCTATGTAGCACTCTTGGACGTCCTCTATCCATTCGGCTATGTCGTCCCAGTTGCCCCCAATGTTGCCCCAGTAGGCAAAGATTGCCTTGGCAGGGATTCCGTACTCGTTGGCGTAGGTGTCCGCCTGCTCTAGTTGGGTGACTGCCGTTAGTTCTAGATTCGTTACCATTTTCTTACCTCCATTTTGTTCTGACCTCATCAGACACCGCCTCACGGTGTGACACCCTTTCGGGTGTTTCGGTCTAGTTGTAGGCGTAAGCCTTCGTCTCACGTGCCTTGCGAACTCCGTACTCCTTGCGCCATTCGGCACACTCTGCACACCAGCACATTCTCACAGGCTGGTTGCTGTCGGATGCCTCGCAGATTGACTTGAAAAATGGGGCTTTGGAATATTCACGCTCTGCAATAAATGCGGTGGACAGTTCCTCTAGTGCCTCAATCCATAGGTAGCGGTTGTCTTCGTACATTTGTTCTAACCTCCATTTGCTTGCCTGGGCTTTTCCCTGGCAAGAACAATTAGAGCAGATAGGGGAAAGGGGCGCAAGCCAATCGGGGCACATTTACCACTTCTTTACCAAACCGTTATAAAGTTTCATAATGTGGAATTGTTCCCAATGCACACAACCGAATGGAACACAAGCCGACACGCCGACCTTTACCAGATTGTTATAAAAGAATTGTGCGCCCTGGATTCCTGGGAGTTGGGGGGGGATAGTCGCCCACTATGTGGAACTCGTCTATTGTTAATAACCTGTGGATAAAGTGTATCCACTCCCTCCCCAGCCCGTCCCCAGCCCTCCCCTGCCTGTGGATAAGTTATCAACAAGTTATCAACACCTGTGGATAACCTGTGGAAAACGTATGACCCACCCCCATTAACATCTACCTATACATATACTATTATTAGGGTACCATCTAATATTTTTTGCAGTATTTGCTCTATAGGCTCACAACTAAAACCCATTGGATAAAGGACTTTAAAAATAGTTTATAACAATTTGGTAACGAAACGTTACAGTCCCTTTGTAACAGGGTTAGTATATATGTAGGATAAAATAACATAAGTGCGCTTTGGCGCACACAACCTAATGGCAGCCTTTTGTGGCTGCCTTTAACAACGAAAGCAGCCCTTCGGGGGCTGCTATTATGTGCCCCTAAAGGGGCACTTATATAGGTTCTTTTTATATCATTTTATTTAGACATGATTTAGCGGTGGATGCTAAATTAAATTAACCCACTTAGGAGAGCCAAATGGCTAAAGGTGACAAGACAGATGTTCGTAATGCCAAGCGCACCGCCGCTGCCATGAAAAAAGGTGGCTTGCGAGTCAGTGCCTCAGCCGCCAAAGCATTTAACAAGGAAACCCGTAATGCTAATAAGGCTGGCAAGGGTGCAAGCATCCGAACCACCTCTAGTGGTTTCAGAGCAGCAAACTCTGTCTCAGCCACCAAGCCATCAGTTGCTTCTAAGGCTAACGCCAAGAACAAGATGAAGGCTCAGGGCGCTAAAATTGGTTCTTCAGCAACTTCAGGATACGGCAAGACAACTAAGAAATAACCAGACAGGATAACTTCATATGGCAGCCAAGGGCGGTGCAGAGCACCATAATGTGGTACGCCTTAGAGAAGATAAGTCCAAGGTTATAGACCACGTAGCCAATGGCATTGAGGTTCGCGCCGCGATTGCTATGGTGGGTCGTAAGCCCGATGTTCTAAAGAAGTGGCTCACAGACCCTGTGTTCGCCAAAGACCTAGAGATAGCCCGAACCAAGGGCTCAGACCTAATGAAGGTCACCCTGGGAAGCGAGAACGGCAAGAACATAGACTTTGCCACGTTTTCCAAAGAGTTCCTAGGTAACGAAGTATTCCCTCACCAACAGGACTGGATTGACGTTCTGGAGGGTAGAGAACCTAGTTGGCTCCATCCAGCCATGTCCTATGAAAAGGGCAACAAGAACCGTATCTTGATTAATGTGCCACCTGAGCACGCCAAATCCACCGTAATCACCGTAGGTTATTCCACCTACCGTATTGCCATGGATTCCAACGTGCGTATCATTGTGGTGTCCAAGACTTTAAATAAAGCCCGTGAGTTCGTCTACTCCATCAAGCAGCGACTTAGCCATCCACGCTATGCTAAGTTACAGCAGGTCTATGGACCTTCTGGTGGTTGGAAAGAAGACTCTGACACCTGGAAGACCGATACGGTCTACCTAGGTCAAGAAGCCCGTGACTCATCCGAAAAGGACCCTACGCTTCAGGCGCTAGGTATTGGTGGTCAGATTTACGGTGCTCGTGCTGACCTCATCATCCTAGATGACGTTATTACGACCGCGAATGCCCATGAGTGGGAGAAGCAGTTAGACTGGCTTCAGAAGGAAGTTATCACTCGTCTGGGTAAGAACGGTAAGTTACTCATCGTTGGTACTCGCATTGGCGCGGTCGACTTGTACCGCGAACTGCGCAATCCAGAACACTGGTCTGGTGGTGCAAGCCCGTTTACACGACTTGCCATGCCAGCAGCCTTAGAGGTCAATGATGACCCTAAGAAGTGGGTTACCCTCTGGGAGCGTTCAGACCGTCCTTGGGATGGTGACGAGGATGCCGAACCAGATGAAGATGGTTACTACCAGAAGTGGGATGGACCAGCACTCTTTTCAAGACGTAGCGAGGTGACTGCCTCAACATGGGCTTTAGTTTACCAGCAACAGGATATTGACGATGACGCAATTTTTAACCCAACGATTGTTAATGCCTGTGTTAACCGTATGCGTAAGCCTGGTCCTCTCCGCGTGGGAGCGGCTGGACATCCACGAGACGGACAATGGGTAACCTTAATTGGTATGGACCCTGCTATGGCAGGAAAGACTGCGTTTGTAGCCTATGCAATAGACCGTCAATCTGGCAAGCGTATGGTTTTAGATGCCTACAATATGTCAGACCCAACACCTGGCAAGATTCGTGCAGTCATTGAAGACTGGATTAACACTTACCGCCCAGTAGAACTGCGTATTGAAATCAACGCCCACCAGAAGATGTACGAGGTGGATGAAGAGTTCCGCCAGTATCTGGCTAACAAGGGCGTAAGGTTCTCCAGTCACTTCACTGGCAAGAACAAGTGGGACACTGACTTCGGTGTGGCTGCTATGCAGGGCTTGTTTGGCACCATGGGTGGTGTTAAGCACAACCGAGATAACCTCATTGAACTACCAGACCCTCAGTACCACGAGGGCATCAAGGCTCTAATCAATCAGTTGATTACTTGGAAGCCTGGAACTCGCAATCCTACAGACGTTGTAATGGCTCTGTGGTTCTGTGAGATTAAAGCCAAGGAAATGATTCAGCACTCTGGGAATCAAATTTGGCACACAACAAGTCGCTTTGTTACACAGCGCCAGATGGCGCAACAAGCGGTTGTTAATCTTGACGATTTAGCAATGGAACAATTTACAACTTATCTTTAAGGATATTCATGGCACTCTCAATGGAACAGGTCGCTGACAAGGTACTTTACCTACGCCAGCGATACTCAGTACGTGACCAGCGTATGGCTGATATCACTGCTGTACGCCGTGGTGACATGGTATCGGTATATCCAGACATGTTCCCTGAGGGCATGACTAAGCCAATGATTGCCAACTTCGTTGATGTTGCTGCTCGTGACTTGGCTGAAGTATTGGCTCCATTGCCATCGTTTAATTGTCAGACACCTGACGTAACATCTGACAGGGCAAAAAAGAACGCTAACTTGCGTTCCATGATTGTCAACAACTACGTTGAGTATTCTGAGTTACAAACTCAGATGTATACAGGCGCAGACTGGTATAACACATATGCCTTCCTGCCGTTTGTTGTAGAGCCTGACTTTGAGGCTCGTATGCCGCGCATTCGTGTAGAAAACCCATTGGGTGCTTACCCAGAATATGACCGCTACGGACGATGTGTTTCATATAGCAAGCGTTACCTAAAGTCCATGGGAGAACTACTTGTAGAGTTCCCAGAGTATGAACGCCAAATCCTTGGTGGAAATGACCGCAGAGATATTGACCTCGGTACTCTACTTGATTTGATTCGCTACGAGGACAAAGACCAGATAATCCTGTTTCTCCCACAACGAGGAGACCTTCCCCTACGCAAGGCAAAAAACCCACTAGGTAAACTAAGTGTGCGTATTGCTAGACGACCAGGTATTGATACCGAAGACCCACGTGGTCAGTTTGATGATGTCATCTGGGCACAGATTGCTCGTGCTCGCTTTAGCCTTCTTGCCATGGATGCTGCTGAGAAATCAGTTAACGCACCTATGGTTGTACCACAGGATATGCAAGAGTTTGCATTTGGTCCTGATGCAGTCATGCGTACTGCCAACCCACAGGGTGTTCGCCGTGTTGGTCTAGAGATTCCAATGGGTGCATTCCAAGAACAACAGGTTCTTGAACAAGAAATGCGCATGGGTGCTCGTTACCCAGAAGGTCGCTCAGGAACAATCAACGCATCTGTAATTACAGGAACTGGTGTCCAAGCACTTCTTGGTGGATTTGATTCTCAAATCAAGGCTGGTCAACAAATCCTTGCAGAAGTATTGCAGGATGTAATGGCACTAGCCATGGAGATGGACGAGAAGTTATTCCCTGGCGAGAAGTCAACACAGATGACTTACAATGGTGCACCATACGTACTTAAGTACAGCCCAGAAAAAGACATCAAGGAAGACTACAGCGTACAGGTACGTTATGGTCTTATGTCTGGACTTGACCCATCACGTGCCCTTATCTTTAGCCTTCAGGCTTTACAGGCAAACCTAATCTCACAAGAATTTGTAATGCAAGAACTTCCATGGAACGTAAATGTATCCAAGGAAATTGAACGCATTGACATTGAAAAGATGCGCAACGCTTTAATGGGTGCATTAAGTGCAACATCGCAAGCAATCCCACAGATGGCTGCTCAAGGTCAAGACCCTTCAGACATTGTTATGAAGATTGCTCAAACTATTGATGCACGCCGTAACGGTAAGAGTGTAGAAGATTCCGTAATGGAAGTATTCAAAAAGCCTGAACCAGAGCCTACTCCAGAACAAGCGCCACAGATGACACCAGAACAAATGATGGGTGCTCTCGGAGGTGGTGCTCCACAAGCCGCCCCAGGAGAGGGTGCTCCAGTTGAAGCACAAGGACCCGAAACTATGGGTGGTGCTCCTGTCGCAGCATCCCCTGGGGCTCCCTCCCCTAACATCCAGGATATCTTAGCGCAACTGGGTGGATAATGACTACAATCATTGCCATCAGAAATGCTAAAGGTTTTACCTTTGCAGCAGATGCACAAGTAACAGATACTGAACGACCATATCAACATAGAAGTATGAAGAAGATTGTTGAAGTTAGTCAGTATGTAATGGCTGGTGCTGGTAACTCACGTTGTTGTGACGTTATCCTATACGGTTGGGAACCACCGAAATATGACGGTTCAGAAGCCTACACCTTCATGGTGTCTAAGTTTATCCCTGAAATGCGTAAGCAACATGAAGATGCTGGCATTACACTGAAAGAAGATGAAGACTTTGTATTCCTTGTTGGATTTAAAGACAGAGTATTTCATGTCGCATCTAACTACGCTGTGCTTGAAACAAACACGGGTGTTTATGGAATAGGCACTGGTGCGGCTTACGCACTTGGTGCTATTGCGCATGGCGCAACACTGCAAGAAGCAATGAAGATTGCTAAGAAGTTTGATATTAATACTGGTGGAAAAATCCAGATAGTTGAAAGAGGACAATAATGGCAAGAGGTGGTTTGCGTACACAGCGCACGAATACTGAAGCAAAGCCAGTATCTGGTCCAGGCGCTCTTTCACAACGTACAGATATGGACCCAATCCAGCCAGGTCAAGTTCCTGCCTCGCAGGTTCCAAAAGTTCCAGCACCGCGTGTATCTAGTCCTGCTTCAAATCTACAGGCAATGACTCGTCAGCCAATAACTAATATCTTTGCACCAACAGAAAATCCTAATGAGCCAGTAACTGCTGGAGCACCTATGGGTGCTGGTCGTAACCCAGAGCCAGTGTCTGATTATGCAATGATTCAAAAGTACATGCCACAACTGGATTCATTGGCTGCGAAAGAAGATTCGCCAGAGTCCTTTAAGATATTTTTAGGATTGGTTAAGTCAATAGTTAACGAAGGTCTTTAATGTCTTTAGATAAAAACATTGCAGCATTTTCAAATTTTTTCAACTATAAGGCACCAGAAATTATATTTGCTTTTTCAGTTGTTGACTGGGAATCCTCCGAAGAACGAAATAAGTTTATTTCTGAAATGGTAAAACTCAATGACGGACGCAGGATTGGAGACTAGGTGGCAATCAAAAGAGACCTAGGCGGTCCTGGTGCTCAAAAAGGTGACCTAGACCAATTTATAAATAATCTTGGTGACGCAATTCAGGAAAATCAAATTGCTTCTCAGGCAGACGCGCTTGCAGTAAAGCGCAGTCCTCTTGCTAAAAATGTTGCAAAGGTTCAAGGCACAGTAAAAAATACAGTTCTAGATGTTCTTAAGCAAGGAACTGTTTTTGAAGACCCAGAAAAATCAATTTATGGTAAACCCATTCTTGATAAAAATGGACAGCCTATGCTTGATGCTGCTGGTGTTCCAATGTTAACTATGCCTGGATTAACAACGGAAGAATTATTTCAACCTATTATTAAACCATATCGCCAAGAGGTTGCCCCACGCATTAGTGCTGCATTTCTTGTGTCATCACAACAGTATCGTCAAGAAAATGCTGAACTTGCAGTTATGGGAAACGGTGTTTTGTTTGAAAAGGCTGTTGAGGATTCGCGTAAGCCAGTAAATCCAGAAGACTCTACTGAAGATTTTCTTGCACCAAGAGTTTACTCTCCAGGTCGTTCTATGATTTTTGCTATTGCAGGTTCAATTCCTGGGCAGCAGGGTGTGGAAAAACTTGACTGGGAAAATAACAAAGAAGTAGATGAGTATTATCGTCAGGGACTACCACAGTTCTTTTCAGGATTAGCAGACTTTGGGTTCAATGGACTTGACCCTGCATTTGTTTTAACTGGTGGTGCAACCAAGGCTTACAAATTAACTGTAAAGCGACCAATTACTACTAAAAATAGTGCGGCTATTTCTAACCAAATTGAAGCCGCTAAAAATCCAAATATTAAAAACTCATATTCTCCCGTTCTTGATTTCATTGAAGAAGCAGCATCACCTGAAACTTTTAATCCAAGTATGCTAGATAACCTTGGAATGGTTAACGGTGGTAGTGGCGCAAATCAAACTAGAGTTCTTATTGATGCACAAATTATTGGTGGTCGTGAACTTGCAGCAGATGTATTAAAAGTTGCAAGCGACCCTGGAAACCTCAATGCACTTGATGAACTTACAGCAAAAAGCGAAACTATTTCCGCTAGACTAAGACATCTATCTCAAAAAGAAGAAAAGATTAATGGCTACATAACTAGCCTTCTTAATCCAGAAGAAATTACTCCACCTCTAAGTAGCATTAAAGGTATGCGAAAGTATGCAGTAGATGCCCCACCTATTGGTGATGACTTAATTGAAGGTCAAAAGCGACTAGCAACTTATCTTCAGGATGAAGTAGCAGAAAAACTTCGTGCTGAAATTCGCGAAAAAGATGCCTTGGCTAATGTGTACTTAGACACCCATGCTATTGCTGGAACAATGTTAAACGAATCAGTTCCTATCACTATATTCCGAAAACTACAGGAACATAGAGTAAATGTAGCAAGAAGCGCAGATGATGCTTACTGGGGATTTGAACCTACGATTGGTTCCGATGGTATGTCAAGAATTGCATACTGGGTTAATCCAAGTGGACGCTTACGCGAAGCACCACGTGGAATGGCTCAGATGTCTGGACCTGCTGGTGCACGTTCAGATAGAGAAATTGCTGCACGTATTCGTGACCTTATGAAGGTTACAGATATGTCTCCTGCAACTGCAAGAGCAATTTATAATGACTACAAAATGCTTGGCACCAAGTCAGAGATGTTTGGTGCTGCCGATGAATTATTAATTCGCACACAAGTAGACGTAACTGCAAAACACGTTCCTGATGTTTTGCGTTTATCACCAGAACAACAACAAGTATTTAAAAAAGTTTACGAAGCACTTAACGTTCAAACAAACAAAGCACGTGGCGATGTAATTTCACAGATTTCAAAAAACAATTACACCATAACAGTTGATGGAAAAAACGTAAAGATTCCACAACTGCAGGGATTAATTGAAGATATGGCAAGTGATTATGCACTTGAGGTATCTATGGGCGCTCGGAGTGTTCCAACTCCAGCAGAAATTCGTTATGTAACTGATGAGTTGATTAAGGGAACGCCAACAACTACATCACAAGTACCTGGTATTCACTTTGCTCCACGTGTTAGTGAAGTTGAAGACTTTGTAATTAGGCACAAGTCTGAACTGCAACACCTTGTTGATGATATTATAGATGGAAACCTAAGTGTTGACATTATTGATGAGATTGTTAAAAATCCAGAAGATTTTATAAATAAAACAACCTTGTCTGGTGTTAAAACAACTGGCAAGGAAAAAAGAACTCTTGCAGTTGATAATCTTGCTAGTGCATACATTGCCTATCAGAACAACGTATGGAAGCCAATGACACTAATTGGTTTTGGCTACACATCACGTAACATTCTTGAAGGCATGTCACGTGTTGCGGTTCTTTTCTCAGAATTTAATCAAGAGCGTGGGTTTAAGTACAGTGATATGTTTACTGACTTTACTGGTGCCAATGTTCGTATTGCAAATCGCAGAACAAACAAGGCTGAAGCAAAAGCCTGGCGACAGAACATTGACGATTTTAACGCAAAGTTTGATGACCTTACAAAAACAATGTCATCTCAAGCAAAAGTTGCAGAAGACACATTCTTAAATGCTCAAGATAGTGTTGCAATGTCAATGCGTGGGTTTGACGAAATTCGCGCAACCCTTGATGACTTTGTTACCGACTCTCCAGATGGTATTCGTTTTCTTGGAACCGTAAAGCGTAGCGCTGACTTAGCGTTTAAACAATCCCGACCAAAGGGTGCCTCTCAAGAGTTCATTGATGCAATAACTAAGGGTGACTACAAGCGTTCTTGGGAGTTATCAGTTAGCATGACTCCAGAACAGTTGACATTAAACCTAGGTTACATAAAAAATCAGTCTCTGGAAACATTAAGAGAAGTTGGTTACTTTGTTGACGAAGGAAAACTGTCTGCTGGCTCATTCCAGATAGCGCAAAAACTTCAATTATCTTTATCTCACATTATTGCATCAACTGATACCGCATATCTTGGTTTAGTAGAGCGTGCAAAGGTACGTGGTGAACTTGAAAGTTATGTTGCAAGCGCTAAATTAAAGAAACCACAAAAAGTTCGTCAGGGTGAAGGGCAGTTTGAGCCCATTCCTGGTTCTGGTTACTTACTAGATGACTCATATGCAAACAACATTGGTCAGATTATGCGCGGTCAGGTTTCATCCGCCTCCTCTACCACTAGCACAATCCTTAATGTTCGCCAACAGATTGCACAAACAAAGTGGAATATGTTCGCAAAGGAAGAACTCATATTTCCTAACGAAGTAATTGGCAATCAAGTAACAAATAACATTAATCGTTCTTGGGCTGAAGCATTTGCAGATTACTCAAATAATATCTACTACAATGATGCGCTTTCAGTTAAAATTCTTTCAGCAAAAACTCCTCAGCAACGTGAGAAGTTAAAGAAAGAACTTGAGCAATGGTTAAAGAGTAGAGATTCTGCCGAATGGCGTAACAACCTAGAGTACGAAGTATCACGTTACCCAATGCGCTCTGACAATAAGTCAAAGTATGTAACCATTCTTGAAGAACGCATGGTTGAACTTGATAGAATGTACCCTATCGTTGGTGCCAATGGTGAAGACCTTGCTTACTTGCGTCAAAAGGTTATTGACAGAACGTTTACTAATGCTGATGCTGTTGCAATTCCAGCAGTAGACAGAATGCCAGTAAACGGAATTACGATTTCAAAGCACCCAGAAGATAAACTTCGTAACGCTGGACGTTGGTATCGTGCACAAGTTAACTCAATATTTAAGTACCTTGGTACTGTTCCAGAAGATAACTTTGTTCGTTTTCCTTTCTACCGCACAGTTTACCGTAATGAAGTTCGCCGCCGTGTCAGAATGATTACTGATGCAGGTAAAGACCCTGCAAAGTACGAGCAGCAGATTCTTGCCGTTGCTCGTCAGCAAGCATACAAAGACACAATGGAACGTTTGTACTCTATTGAACGGTACACAGACCTCGGACAGGCAATGCAATACTTGTCACCGTTCTACATGGCTGGACAAAACTCAGCACGTTTCTGGTCTGGTGCTATAACTCGTAAGCCTGAAACAATGGTTAATGCTCTTAAGATTTGGAACATTCCAAACTCTGCTGGTGTTGTCTATGATGATGAAGGCAACAGAATAGCATATGACACACCATGGACTGCTGAAGACAGCACCATCTTGGCTGGATTACCAGCACCTGTTGCAAAACTTTTCGGTGCAGAAGATTTCATGGCTCCAAAAGAATCACTTGACTTAGCATTCCAGGGAAGAATACCTGGTGTTCCTTCACTTGGCGGTCCAGTTGTTGATACCGCTACCGCAAACATTATGCGCTACATTGCTGGAACAGCAGCAGACCCAGACCTTTGGGCTTTAAGAATGGGACTTGGACCTAACTTTATTGGAGATAAGGTTGTTCCTTTCTACCAGTCGGTTAAAGAAAATCCTGACGAAAATATGGTATTACGTGCTGCTCGTGCCTTTGTTGGATATGGTTCACAATGGAAGCCTTTAATGGCTGTGGCTGCTGCAGTATCTGGAACTCCTAATTTAAAATTTATGACTACTCAAGATAGTTTATACCGAAGCGAACTAATTAAATTAGAGCGCGAAGGTGGACAGTACACCGCGTTGGAGCATACTGAGGCTATTGGACGTGCTTACGGAAAAGCAATAATAACGCTTCTGGCTGAAGGGTTACTTGGTAATGCTCCAACTGTTGTTAAACCTAAATTCCAGAATGCTCAGCAAAAAGAAAAAGATAGGATTCAAAGTTTTATTCAAAGATATGGCTACGAACAGGGTATACTTGAATACGGAAAGCAACAGGCAGGAGAAGGTTCTCCAGTTAATGCAGGAATTCTAGCCAGTGCAAACGTTGTAAATGATAATATCTTTGGATTGTATAGCAATACAGAAAGTGTACGTAACTTTAGACTTAATAAAGATTTAGTTGCTGAAATAGATTTACTTAACTCTAACAGTTCTGTCGTTGGTTACTTCTTAAACACTGGAAATCCATCCAATGATTACAGCATAACCGCAGAAGAATATCTATACACAACAAATATTAATAACAAGAACATTAAGTCAAAGAACCTTGGCGAGGCTATTAGTCCTTACGAATTGCAGCGCAAAGCATACAATAATGAATACTATTCATACGTAAACTCGGTAGATTTAATGCAGGTAACTGATGCTCAGGCTGGTAAAGAGCAAAAATCTACATTCTACGAAAACCTTAAAGATGAAAAACAAGCAGAACTGGAAAAGAAGTATCCAGTGTATGCACTTGAGCCAACTTTCAGGCAACAAAGTTCTATCATCAATGACATTCGTACAATGTATGCGTTCATTGAGAATAAAAAGTTTATGAAAACTGTTGGCAATGAAAACAAGAATGTTCTTGTTGCAAAGAAGTATTTATATGAAACTCGTCCTACCTTAGTTGAAGATAAGAAGAGCAAGAAGAAAACAACTAAAGAACTTGACCAGATTAAGATTCAATTTATTCAAGACAACTCTAGTGGGGACCCAGAACTTAAGAAGTTCCTTGAGATATTCTTTAGCAGAGATGATTATACAGAAATTAACATGACAAACGTTTGGGATAAGTAAATGGCTGCAAATAAAGGAAGCACTACTGTTTCGGTTAGTGTGTACACACCGCAACTTGCTAATCAAATTCTTGATGCAGCAGTAAGTGCAACATTTGGTAGTGAAGTAACGTTAACTGACAAGCAACGCAATGACTTTTACAAAAAGTTAACTGCTGGTCAAAAAAAGGGAACAGCAACCAAATACACACGCAAGGGCGGAAAGTCTTACGTAACCACAACCTCCTCCTTTGACGAAGAAGCGTTCCGCAAGAAGTATGTTGGAACTATTCTTGAGGACTTAGTTACTAGAGACGATGACATTGACCTTGAGGGTGATGCTGGTGCTTACCAGGACACACTCTTAAAGTACGCAGATGACATGGGACTCATTAAGGGTCGCAGAGAAGTAAACAGTTATGTTAAAGAGATTATCGGAAACAATCGTAGCGTTGATGATGTCGCTGCTGATATGCGTAAACAAGCAGCAGTTCTTTATTCTAACTTTGCAGACCGTTTAAACGCTGACCCTAAGTTAACCGTTCGTGACCTTGTAAACCCATATTTACAGGTTATGGCTGACACATTGGAAATTGACCCTAACACCGTGAAACTAACAGACTCAACAATTCAGAATGCAATTAGTGGAACTAAGTTACGCTCATTGTCTGATTTTCAAAAAGACATGCGTGCAGATTCACGCTTCGCCACTACTAAAGTAGCAAAGAGAGAAGCAGTTGACCTTGCTCAGTCTCTTCTACGTTCGTTTGGATTTGGTGCATAATGGCTGTTGAAGAACAAGATACCGATACTGGTCGCGATAACACAAACAGAGAATTATTCCGTCTAGTTATGAGTCAGGCTTTTGACTTAACTAGAGACGGAACCTGGATTGATTCTTTATTTGATTCTGCTAAAAGATTTTATGACCAGAATATTACTGGTGATGCTGTAGTTGAACTTTTATTGCGTGAAGAAAATGCACCTGAACCATTTAAAAATAGATTCCGCCTATACCTAGAAAAAGATAGAGCCGATACTACTGCTGGTAGGGCACCAAGATTTGGCAATATTGCCACATTCTTGGCAACCGAACGAGCAATCGGAGATAAGTTGTCAAGTTATGGAAATGCATTTCAAGCATTAAATACTCAAGAAAGTATTAACAATCTTATTTCTGGTGATGTGTCTGCTGATGAGGTAGGTCGCAGAATTGATAATGCTTACTATGCTATTCAAACTGCAGATGAAACATTAAAGAATGAAATTAAAAAAATATTACCATCTGCTACCGATGCAGACCTAGCCAGGGCTTTAGTCACTGGCAATACTGATGCTTTAACTGGTGCTCAGAAGATTGGTCAAGCAGGTATTATGGCTGCCGCAACAACTACTGGTTACGGTGCGGTTGCTTCCAATGTTTCTGACCTACAGAGACAGGGTGTAACACGTGAAAAGGCTGCTACTGGATTCCAGCAAGTTGCTCGTGAACGTAGCGGTATCCAACAGGCTGCTCGTACTTTTGGAGCAACAGCACCTACGCAAGCAGAACTTGAGCAGGAAGCGTTGCTTGGAACTGAATCCAGGTCTGCTAAGGCTTTACGTTCTCAGGCACGTGCACAATTTGGTGGACAGTCTGGAATTGCAACTGGCTCATTAGGTCGCAAAAAGCAAGCATAACAAACTCTCGTTGGATTAACCGCCCCCAACGAGTAAAAGAGCGGTAGTACATACCAACCTACATACCCCTGTGTAGGAGTGAGACTTGTACGAACAACAACTAATGTAAGGGAGATAGTTGCGATGAGCAACAATAATCAAGACTGGGACGATGACTTTGAGTTTGAGGACTTTGACGAGGAACCACAACGTGGTTCATCTGATGATGTACTCAAGAAAGTTAGACGTGCCGAACGTGCGAAAGACAAACAACTCAAAGAGTTGCAAGCCGAATTGGATTCACTGCGCAAGTTCCAACGGGAAGCAACAATCAGCCAAGTCTTGGCGGAGAAAGGTGTCAACCCAAAGGTTGCCAAATTCATTCCATCAGATATTGAAATGTCCTCGGACAGTATCGGTAACTGGTTAACTGATAATGGTGAACTGTTTGGTGTTGCTGCACCTGTACAACAATCAGCAGAACAAAGTGAAAACTTTGCTGCTTTGCGTCAAATAGATGCAGTAACATCTGGGGCTATTTCTCCAGATGACGTGAATGATGCTTTCAACATCATGAACAACGCTGGCTCTGCGGAGGAGTTACTTAACTTCCTCTACAGTCAAGGCGCAGAATAAATCGCAAATTAATCTAACCCCTAAGGAAATATATTATGCCGAATACAGGCTTATCAGGTGGTAGTGCAGCAACTAACGGTGGTCTTGGTGGTGGCGCTTACGCTTCCGCTAACAACGTTGGTGCTTTCACTCCATCAAACGCCGCAGGTCTAGTTCAGAAGGCTTACGACCGCCTTGTTGAATTTGAACTACGCGCAACCCCACTCATCCGCTCCGTAGCGGACAAGAAGCCAGCACGTCAGGCAATGCCTGGTTCAAGTGTTGCGCTACAAATCTACAACGACCTTGCTGTTGCTAAGACCGCTTTGTCGGAAGATGTAGACCCATCAGCAGTATCACTTGCTACTCCAGACATCGTAACCGTAACCCTAAACGAATACGGCAACGCAACTGTAGTAACTCGCAAGTTGCAGTTGATGTCTCTTGCAGACGTTGACCCTGCTGTTGCTAATATCCTTGCATACAACATGGCTGATTCCATTGACGAACTAGCACAGGATGCACTACTTGCAGGTACTAACGTACTTTACGCAACTGGTGGTTCAACCGTAGCAACAACTACTTCAGGTATCACTTCAGATGACACAATCACTGCTGCAGATATCCGTCGTGCTGTTGCCAAGTTGCGTACCAACAAGGCTAACGGACGTAAGGGTTCAATGTACTGGTGTGGTATTCACCCAGAAGTATCCCATGACCTTCGCGCTCAGAGTGGTTCCGCCAACTGGCGTTTGCCGCACGAGTATTCAGCACAGAGCAACATCTGGGCTGGCGAAATCGGTAACTTTGAAGGTGCTTACTTCATTGAATCCCCTCGCCTACGTAAGGGTGCAGATGGTGCTTCAAGCATTCCTGTATACCGTACATTCCTTGCAGGACAGCAAGCACTTGCTGAGGCTGTAGCCGAAGAACCACACGTGGTTATTGGTCCAGTCGTTGACAAGTTGATGCGTCAGCGTCCAATCGGTTGGTACGGTGTTCTAGGACACGCAGTCTACCGTAACGAGGCACTGTTCCGCATTGAGTCATCCTCAAGCATTGCGTAACTAGCAATCTAATCTCATCCCCAGGTCATATAACGGTCCTGGGGGTGGGGTTATGTTTCTAACCAAGAAGGAAAACATAATGGCTTATCTATTCGCACCACCCACAGAGGACCAAGGTCCTGCAGGTGGGCACTGGTTGTTCTGGCGATACAACCTAAAGCGTGGAATTACTGTCTACAAAATTGATGGACAGTGGTACGAAGAGCAGTACCCATCACAAGATGATTTAGATATTGCCGATGTTTACTACCTTGGCGGACATGAATACACCGTAACCGAAGCCGAGAAGGATGACCTTGAGGCTGCTGGCTATGAGGTGAGTACGGTATGACACTGTTAGAATCCCTGTCCATAGTTTCTTTAGCCCTAGGAATTATTGCCATGCTAGGTAAGTTCTTAATTGTTAATCCGTTAAAGGCTTACATTAAAGACCAGACACATCCTATCCAGCCTACTAGTAATGGTGGTCGTAGCCTTAGAGATGTATCAGAAACTGTTGCAAGAATTGAAACTCGTTTAAACGAACATATTGATTTCCACCTGAAGGATAAATAATGAGTGGTAAGTACAACATTGTAGCCGAACAAGGTGCTACCTTCAACCTTAACTTTAGAGTTGAGACAGACGGCACTGCTTGGAACTTATCTGACTACACCTTTGCTATGCAGGTTCGCCGTTCTACATCTTCTAACACAACTCTACTTAACATTACCTCAGCCACTATGACCTCACTTGGTCGTGTCTCTGTTACTGTCCCTGCAGCCACCATGTCTGATGTTCCTGCTGGTCGCTGGGTATACGACATTGAACTTACTTCATCTGGTGATGAGGTCACTCGCATCTTGGAGGGTCGCTTTATTGTATCGCCACAGGTGACACAATAATGTCAGACTTTACTATTATCATTGAGGAAGAAGTTGTATCAACTACTGTCACTATTGAAGAGACAGTTACTGACATTATTCTTGGTGAAGAAGTTCTACAAGAAACCGTTGTCATTGTTGACAACCAACAAGGTCCACAGGGAACTCAAGGCATCACAGGACCTACAGGTGCCCAAGGCATCCAAGGCATCCAAGGTATTACGGGTCCTACTGGTAGCACTGGTGCTACTGGCTCAACTGGACCTACTGGTCCAACAGGAGCAACGGGTGCAGACAGCACTGTAGTTGGTCCTACGGGCTCTACAGGGGCTACAGGTCCCACTGGACCTGATGGTCTTGTTGGTGCTATTGGTGAAGATGGTCCTACAGGTCCAACTGGAGATGTAGGTCCAACAGGACCCACTGGTGCAACTGGTTCTACGGGTGCTACTGGCGCAGTAGGTTCAACTGGACCGACTGGACCAGCAGGTATTGACGGCATGAATGGTATCAATGGGGCTACAGGACCTACTGGAGCCACTGGTCCCACTGGTGCTGACTCTACTGTTGCTGGACCAACAGGTCCTACAGGACCTACAGGTGCTGATGGCTTCATAGGCTCTGATGGTGCAACTGGAGCAACGGGTCCTACGGGACCCACAGGTGCAACGGGTGCTACTGGACCAACTGGTGCGGATAGCACAGTAATAGGACCAACTGGTCCTACGGGTCCAACTGGAGCGACTGGAGCGACTGGTCCTGGCGTAGCCTCTGGTGGTAGCACTGGTCAGTTTCTTAAAAAGAATAGTGGAACTGATTACGACACCACATGGTCAACTGTTTCTGGTGCTGTCTATCAAGCATCCGCACCAAGCACACCTAAGAATGGTGACATTTGGATTGACTCCGATGCTACTGCATCTGTAATTAACACTAATGATTTTTTACTAAAGAATGATTTTAATTTACAGTCCACTCCTATTGGTGGAGTAACTCAATATGCTGGCGCTACAAGTCCTAGTTCTAGTTGGGCTATCTGTGATGGTGCTGCAGTAAGCCGTACAACTTATGCAACTTTGTTTACACGCATTGGCACTACCTACGGTGTTGGTGACAACTCAACCACATTTAACTTGCCTAACTTAAAGGGCAGAGTTCCAGTTGGCTTAGATTCAACTCAAACAGAGTTTGATACATTGGCTGAAACTGGTGGCGCTAAGACACACACCTTAACTATTCCTGAAATGCCAAGCCACAATCATACGCATAATGGTACGGCTGCTGCTAACTTTGCAGGAACTGGAGGACTGCAAGGTTCGCAAGTGACACAACCTGCAGTCATTAATAGCACTGGTGGCGGATTGCCTCACAATAACTTGCAGCCTTACATTGTTATGAACTACTTGATTAGGATTCTGTAATGACAACTAGACCAGGATACGTATGGGATGGCGGAAACGATGAGTGGGTTGAGATTGGACAGGCTGCTGTCCTAGCGCCAGTTAAGTACCAAGCAACTGCTCCAAGTTCCCCTGCTACAGGTGACATTTGGATTGACAGTGATGATGAAGCCCCAGGTATCACATCATCTCTTAACTACCGCTGGCGCAGGATTGCAACTGGTGGCGAGACTTCACTATCAGGTAATGATTCATCAGGTCTACCGCTTGCCTACAATCCAGGATATGAACAGGTTTACCTAAACGGTGTATTGCTTTACCGAGGCAGTGACTACGTTGCTACAACTGGTAACACCATTACAGGATTGACTGCGCTAGTAGCCAATGACACCATTGAAGTGCTTTCCTTTGTAACTGCGCCTATCGGTGATACGTACAGTCAGGCTGTTGCTGACGCAAAGTTTAATCCTATTGGTATTGGTTATAGTAACTTTACTTCCTTTGCTACCACAGGCTCCAACTCATCAACTAGCATTGCAGACTTTAATGGTGGTGGTGCTACTACTGTTGTTAAGAGAAGTTCATCAACTAAATTATTGGTAGAAATAACTATTCAATACAGCCCACAGTATGCAAATACAAGTGACCACGTTATGTATGTTCAAATTAACGGAACCGACTATCAACTAACTGTGTTTGCCAGTGGAGCGCAATACAACATGACTCAGCGCATTGGCATGGCAAACATTTCTGGTATTCCTGCTGGAACTTACACAGCAAAAGTTCGCTACAAGGTTATAGGATTGCAAGATTTATATACCGTTGCTGGGTATCAAAATTACATTAAAGTTACTGAGGTTGCATAATGACTAGAGCGAGAGACCTTGCAAGTGGACTTGCTGGAGTGCGTCCATTTGCTACGGCAATGGGATTAGTTTCAGGTGGAATTATTAGTTCGGCAACTAATTACTCGGTAACTTTCCCAGCAAATAGATTTACAGTTGCTCCAATGCTTGTATTTGGAATACAAGAGGACCAATCTGGATGGGCTAGAGCATCTTCTAACACAACCTCTGGATGCACAATAACTCATGCTCCTTTTAGTGGCTCAACCATTACTCGCGTAGTGTGGACTGCAATTCAAATGACTTCAAGTTCAGCGTCAGGATAATAATGATTAAAAATGTTACGTGCCACACCGATGGTTGCGAAAATAAAGATATTGTAATTCCTTTTGAAGACCCAGCAGACATTGTTATCTGCGGTCCTTGCGGTATCCAGATTGAGGATGTGATTCCAGTTGGCGAAGAAGGCTAAAGTTTATACAGGCACTGAATGGGTTGACTTGGCTGCTGCTACTGTTGACCTGTCTGGTTATCCTGCACTAGCAACGAATCAGTTTGGTTTTCGTAACAAGATAATCAACGGTGATTTCCGAATTAACCAACGTGCTTACACCAGCGCATCTAACCTTGCCTCTGGTTCTTACGGCTTTGACCGTTGGAAGTCAACCTTTACTAACACCACTCTTACCTTTACTAGCGCACCACAAGGACAGGCTGTAACTATTAACAGCGGTGGTTCTGTAGAACAAGTTATTGAACGTGCCAACATGCCAGCAGGAACTTACGTTCTTTCTTGGACTGGCACTGCTACTGGTCGTGTTTACAACACTGGAGCAACACCACCTTCGTATGCTGCGTCTCCAATCCTTGTAACCCTTGACGGCACTGCAAACGTAGAAGTTGAGTTTACCGCTAGCGGTGGAACTAGAACATTGCAGAACGTGCAACTAGAAGCAGGTAGCGTTCCTAGCGCATTTGAGTATCGTCCTATTGGTACAGAACTAGCGCTGTGTCAGAGGTATTATCATCAAGTTAGTAACCCCACTAATATAGTTAATATGCGTTGGTGTAATGGTTTGCAAGCAACAACAAC